TTACACCCATGCTAGGAATGTAGGTATCCAAGATGCTAAACGTTGCTGCGGCAGTCAATGCAAGAAGACCGATCTCCTCCATGTTCAAGGACCTCTTGGGGATGGCGTATGCCGCGATGGCTACCATGAGACCTTCGACGAGGTATTTAATCACGCGCTTTATCAATTCACTTGCGTCGAACATCGTATTATACTTAATGTTGAGAAAATATTTCGACAGATGTGTATTTAAGGGTGGATATTTGCTAAATATATTTAGTGTATTGTAAATTATGGCCATGGATCTTTGTCACTATGTTCATTTTCATTTTCATTTTCATTTTGTATTTTTTCATATTTATTTTTCCAATAATCAACATCCATTTGCAATTGAGATATAGTATCGATATTCTTTGTATTTTCTTTACCCAGTAGGGTCAGTTGAATCTGGGCATATTTATCTTTGTCCGAATCGCAGTTATCCTGGATGACTTCTTTATACCATGGATTGCGATTTCTACTGGTTGCGGTTATAGGCTCACACATATATGGTTTATGTACTATATGTGATATGTGTTCCATGCTTTCTAGGTGTGCGGTTCTCTTATTAAATAAATCAACTATATCTGATGGAATATGGGGGGTTCTCTTCCATATGTCATTATATTCAGAGGTTACTTCTTCCAAAAAAGCGTGAGCCATAACCTTCCTCTGTGCTGGATGTTTTGATATTTCTTGTGTGATATTATCAGAAATAGCCATATACTCTCGAGAGAATTGTATATATAATTCTACATTAGACCCCGCATTGTTTTTTTCAGCAATAGTAGTAAGGGTTGCAATAACAAAATTAAATAAACTATTGATGAGTATGACTAATGCATTAGATATATTTTCAGCTCCAATAAATGTAACAACAATACCAAATATATTTAAACTCCATGATAAACACGCTGCTGGCCCTAAAAGCCAGGTTCGTTTGCTTTTATAATAATCAGATGTAAACATACATAACGACCCCATAACTTGACTGTGGTCACCTTGAACACATATTAACTCCTCAAAATTATCCTGCCACTGGTCAGTCCAGGGTGCTTTTTTAGGAGAAGTACTAATACAATTACCTATAAGTTCATCATATGTATTATCATCGCTTTCCATTTACTATAATTACATATTATTTACAAAGAACTTAGACACTCATTGGTCTGTAATACATAATGTCGTCTGGTAGTTCAACCGCGTTTCCCCGAAAAATGAAGGAGGATGGGACCCCAAATACAAAATACGTCGACGTGTTGGACGAGGACAAACCAATTGCGAATCAGAAGTTTACCTGCGTGTCGTTTGTCTCCCCTGAAAGCACCCTGAAGAGTAAAAACCTCTTCTTTTTCGAAAAGTTTTTGAAGGAGTACGAGTTGTCCAAGTCCATGGAGAAGTATCATCAGTTTTTGAATTTTTTGGCGTTCAAGTATAATCTTTCAACCGAGGCCCTCATTGAGGATTTTAAAGGGTTTGCTAAGGACGAGATTGATACCTTGACAGACACCACAGTGGATGTCGACTACAAAAACTTTGTGGATGCCAAGGAGGACCAACTGGACGCCGAGTTTTTGCGAGCGCACAACTTCCAAACATCTGTACGGGGTCTAAAGGTACGCGGGGTGTATCCAACGCTCGACGAGGCAGAACTTCGGTGTAAGATGTTACGCGAAATGGATCCCAATCACGACGTGTATGTAGGACCAATCGGCATGTGGATGCCATGGGAACCCGATGCCTACAAAACGGGGCGCGTAGAATACTTAGAGGACGAGTTGAACAAACTCATGCAGGAGAAGGTCAAGAACCAGGATTTTGCTAAGATGGCATTCGATAAGCGCGTAAAGGACACCAAGAAGGAGGCCATTCGCGACAATGTGGAGAAGGCAGAATTGCACAACACGACTCTTACCCAGGACGTCGATGAAGACGGTAACCTCATCTCCATTGGCGGTATCACTAGTCAAGAAATTGCACTAGGGGGGTCAAAAGAAGAGGTGTCTGTGGGCGACATTCGTTCCGAACTTTTCGAAGGAGATAACGTGGTGACCGACATAAATACGGATCGCGGACTGTCCAGTATTACGAACCTGCCCGGCGACGGTGCTGGGACAGATTCGTCTGGTGGCGTATAGACAAGTAGTTGATGTAACAACGTCACAAATGAATAATATATGATACGGTGAGTGTTCTACACGATATCATATTGATTAATAGAACATTGGTATTATTGGTTACCATTTGCTCTTTTTCACGTTTATTGTCTGGCCTGCGCCGCGTTTTTTGACCGACCCTGGGTCGTACTTCTCGTCCTCGTCGTCCGACCCCATGTTCTTGGAGAGGTCCCAGAACTCCTTTGATCCTAGACGAAAGTCGTTGTGCGCGTCGGCCTTGTACCAGAACACCTGTTCGCTGAGCTTGTTCGACTTGGAGTTGTTGTTGATCACGAGGCACTCGTAGTTCTCCGTACATTGATCCATCACCTGACAGAACGACTCAAGTGTGGGAAACATGCCGGCATAATTCTCGTAGATGCGCCTCCGGTTCGCGATGTATGGCTCTCGCAGAATAAACACATAATCGATGTTGGTACGCAGTGTCGGTGGGATACCGAGTGGGTACTGCATGGTGATGATGAGCATGATCTTCCAATGTCGTCCATTCATAAAAAGAAGTCGCATCAGTTTATCACGTGACCATGAAGCGTCATAGAGGCAATCATCCATTATGACGAATGTTCGTGGGTCAATTGTAGTACGCCGCTTTGTCTCGAGTTCCTTTTTTATTTGTTTTAGGACCCCCCTTTGCCGCTTAAGTATATTTTCAATGATGCTCGAACTATACTCCGTGTGGATGAAGAGACGTGGCACAAGCTTCCCGTAGAACCCATTCCCCTCCTCTGTTCCGGCGATCACGACTCCAATGGGGATGTCTTGGTGGTAATATAGCAGATCGCGAACTAGGAAACTCTTCCCTGTATCTCTGCGTCCAACGAGAACGCACACGGGCCCTTTGGACTCTTCTGCTTTAAAACTAATGGTTTTCATGCTAAATTTTTTGAGTTCTAGCGTCATGTACTACTAGTTGGTATAGTATACCACCTCTATTCTAATTTATTGGGTCGAACGCGCAGTATTCGGGTTCGAACGAACCGTAAAGCGTTTATACGAGCAGTTATATATGTCAATAAGGGATAATGAGCTCCCATATCGAAGCCCTCTGCCGGGTTAACTACACCAAGCGACGAAATATTGATCTTTTCAACCAACTTAAGGAGGAAGAGGTCATGGACATGGAATGCATCCAGAATTATATTCCCATATATACCAGGTTTTTCGACATGAACCCGACGAACTGCGAAAACGTGAGTATGCATAACCCGCTATACGTGAGCCGAATTGTTGAGAAGGAGACCCCAGTGACCTATCAGGTCGTTCTGTGTAGCGCGGACGGCAAAAAAACACAGACGACCTCGGTGTTCTGTAAAATCATTCCCTTAACAGACCCGTACAAATTTTTAACAGGAAAGACCTTTAACGATAGTGATATTTTTAACCTGCCGACATACACCGACTCGCACGCGTCCAACCCTTGTCTGGTTGACGTGAACAACACCGCATACGTGGATGGCATGTTTACCCACCTTACATCCCTTCTTCAGACCCACACCACCTTTGTACATGGAGTGTCCTACTATGGCGCATTTACGGGCGTGAAGCGCAACTTGGCGGTAAATATCTACGACGACCTAGAGTACCTGCACGGCTCCACCTTTTTCAACGCACACAAGAACATCGACTTCCAGGTGGAGGACTATTCGCTCTTCATCAACGACATTATCGAAACGGGAACGGCGCGAAACGGACGCATGCCACCCATCTCCATCGCACCACTAATAGAGACGTCGGATGCAACCGACATGGAGATCAACGTGGAACAGACTGTATCGGACATCAGTGATATAGCGTACGACGGCCTTTTCGAGGTTTCGGAGGACTCTATCCCCAACACGGTTCTATCGCTGGCCGATCTGGCCGCAACCGACCTTGAGGTGATTGGGATCACGATCGACAATACCGTTCCGACAACGGACGGGGATACTGCCGACATGGTCATTTGCGACAACGACGACTCGTCGTCGTCGAGCTGCTCATCGCGCACGTCATGTACCTCTGACGGAGACGGCGACGAATCGGGGACAGGAACGAGCGACGAGTGGAGCGACGAGTCGGGGTCCGACGACGATGACCCAATTGTGCTGGCCACCCTCCCCCGGTTTCCAGTGGAGGTAATCTTCATGGAGAAGATGGATTACACCCTGGACACACTCATGAGTCGCGAAGAATTATCAGATGACGAATGGTTTAGCATTTTCATGCAGGTTATCATGACGCTACTCACGTATCAGAGAGTGTTTTCATTTACCCACAACGACCTACACAGCAGCAACATCATGTTTACCGAGACCAAGAAGTCCTTCCTCTTTTACAAGTTCGGAAACTCGTACTACAAGGTTCCCACGTTTGGTCGCATTGCAAAAATCATCGATTTTGGACGCAGTATTTACACGTACAACGAGATGATCATGTGCAGCGATAGTTTTAAGCCTGGAGCGGACGCATCGACACAGTACAATACCGAACCCTACTACAATACCGATAAGCCGCGCATCGATCCGAATTTCAGTTTTGATCTATGTCGCCTGGCGTGTTCGATTTATGACGACATCGAAGACGAGATGGAGTCTGAGCCAGACAATCGAGTGATGGGTATCATCAAGGAGTGGTGTATGGACGACTCGGGTCGCAACGTGCTGTACAAATCGAATGGCGACGAGCGGTACCCGTCGTTCAAACTGTACAAGATGATCGCGCGCCACGTGCATCGGCATACGCCCGATGCGCAACTGCACCGCCCAGAGTTTTCGCGATATGTCGTGAAGAAGAAGGATATTGCATCAAAGTACATGGGACATGTGATGGACATCGACAAATTTCCCGTTCTGAAGGCGCGGATTGAACCAATCGACGCAGATGAATTGTCTGTCTAGATCAACTACGCGAAGAATTGAAATGATATGGTGAATAGACGTCCACAGCATACAAAAACAAACACCCATCATGAGTATAATATATAGGTATGGAACCAGTCTGGAAAGAAACAGCCCCCCTGGTAGAGGGGTATACGACCCGTGTGACATGTGCGACGCGGCCAACATTACCGAAAGTTGTAACAAATGTTGTCGCGGCGTGTGCGACGACAACATTTGTAGTTTAAAATTCCCCGATCGAGGAGGAACGAGCTTTATCGTGTGCGCAACGTGCGTCGAAGAGATCGACAACAAACTGACCCTGTTGATCGACCTGGGGAAGTTGAAACTGTTGAAAAAACATATCAGAACCAACAGTACATCGCGTTCGCCAAGGTCCTCGCCGCGTTCGCCAAGATCCTCATCGGTCTCGTCTACCTCGACCATATCGTCAAATGATGGGTCGGCGGAGCAACCTGCATTCGCTGGGTCGATCTATGGCGGGTTGTCTATAAACCGTTGAAGACTGGTATAAATAGGTAATAGTGTATGGAACCGAGTTGGGTCCATACAGTATAGTTAGTAGTAGGCGAAGAGACATGTATATTGCTACATATTGTATATTTCTCATGAAACAAATGATGGCTAATTAAAACGCTGGCTTATCGGTGAACACTTGTGTCGGCGCGCCGTCGCTGCCGCCAGTCATAGAACCCATTTTGTCGCCTATCTGCCCCACGAGAGGGTTGAACTGGTCATATAGCGCCATGCCAGCAAGGACGCTACTGAACACCATTGCACTTCGCTTCACAATAGCCTTGATGTCGGGGCGCTCCTTTTGAACCATCTTGGCATCCGCGAATTGAATAATAACATACACCACGACGGTGATACTTGCCATTAAAAACGTGTTCATTTATCTAGTTTGGTATAAACTTATCTCGGAAACAACGCATACCTAATGTCGGTGATTTTCTTCCTATTCCAGCACCTCGATGTCTCCGAGCAGGGGTGGGAGAATATTGATTCGAGGTTCTTCGATGGTCTGAACATCCATATCGTCAAGTTTAATGTTACTGGTTGAAATAACGAGCTTGCCGGAATCAGAATCGTAATCGTCGTCTGCAATCGCAGCCGCGTGCCGGATATCGCTGATCTCCTGTAGTCGAGAAATGGTCTTGGGAGCTTCTATCTGAAACTCATTTTTATTTACATCTACCGCGTTATCAATGTCGTTAAAGGACAGAGTGATGGGATCGGTATGAGATTGGGGCGTTGTCGCCGCAGACGTGTTGGGGGTCGGTGGGGGCGCATTAGACATATCGACCATTTCTGTTGTGATGGGGTCGGGCACAGGTATGGGAGCAGATACGGGGACAGGTTCGGGAACGGGGGTGATGTCCTCCTCTTTCACCTCTTCGGTAATATCCTCCTCCGTTGTCTCGTCCATGTAGCACTTGAGGATGGTTTCGACGGGAATGCTGTCGCGGATCGTGTTGAGGATGCACTCCTGGACGATCATTTCAACCTCGCGATTGTTCTTCTGCTTCTGCAGAGGTGGCACATCGACGTCGAATAGGTATACATTTCGGTACATTTGGCGCGCCGAGTTGATGTAGGCCTTGTGCACAAAGTCGTTTACGTTCATCACGTTGAGATCCACCTTCTTCTGCTTCTGTCCGACACGTACCGCGGTCAAGATCTTTAACTGGATTACGTGAATGCATGTGATCAGATCTTCAAGGTAGTTACACCCACTCTTTTCGATGATCCGCTGCGTCTCGGTTGTCACAATATCACTGTTCCACTTGGGGATGCGCGCGATCAGGTTTTGAAAGGTCATCAGATATTTGTCCATCTCATCATTCTCGCGACACAGGTTGGCACTCTCGTCTAATATTGACCTAAATCCATCGATAATATGGGGTGCGAGAATGGTGAGCAGCCGTGCAGCCCACTCGTTCTTTGACTCGTGAAGTCCACTTACTGTGAAATCATCCATTTACATAAGAAGGATATTTTCTAAACTGTCAGTTAAACGTAAAAATAGCGCGTGTAACAGGAAAAACATGGACATCGACTCGCTTCGAAACTCTCGTTTCACCTCGTTATATCGAAACATAGCAGTGTGTTTTTTATAGTTGTCAAGCTGAAACGCGTGCTTACCCTCGATTACAGATATGATATTGGCGGCACAGAATGCGTTGTCGTATAGCGTTTCTGCACATATTCGAATGTTATCGGCGGTTGGGTCCTTGCTCAAGTCGGTCAGGAGGCGCCGTAAATACGTCTGGCGCGCCGCGTTGTTTCGTGACGGTCCAAATACAGCGTCCACGTTGTATTTGTGCAGGTTCATGGAGACGCCTTCGATCACAGGACGTGGGACGTATATCTCGCAGAACCGTGACAGAATTGGTTTCAATAACTTGTATTTATCCTCAACGATAATAAAAAAACGAGTGGTATGGCTAAACACCTCGATACACCGGCGCAGCGCCGACTGCGCGTCGATGGTGAGCTTGTCGGCGTTCATCAGGATTATGCTCTTGAACAGGTGTCCCCCTCGCGTGTTGATATGGGTCTTTGCAAAGTGCTTCAGGTCTTCGCGTATGAACTTGATCCCCTTTCCCTGCGCGCAATTCACCCGCATGACGTAGTCCTTGATGGTCTGCTTATCGTCGTGGTATATATTGGAGATGAAATTGGTCACGATTGTCCGTTTGCCCGACCCCGATGCCCCATGGAAAATGATATGAGGAATGGTGTGGGTTTCTATAAAACTGTTCAGTCTATCGGTAATGTCCTGATGCAGTTCCA